AACTGGATGAATTCGACATCACGGTCGTTGTGGGTAACTGAAAGCCAAACGCGAAAATGGAATATATGACGATGAGGAGTAGCCAAAAACGATACATCATATTCATCTCCTGTTGCTAGGTTAGGATCTGTTGCGGCTGCTGGATAAGCGTGAATGCCTTCCTTTTGAAAAGTAACCCAGATCATTTTGTTTGGTCTAATATCTTGTTTAATGTTCATTATAATTCTTTTTTAATTGTTCAAATGTGATATCTGTAATCTTATACATAAGAGTATATCTTATACCGTTATAAAATCGAGACATCGGCTTAACCATGTGTAATTGATTACTTGGAAATATTAATGTTTTATTATACGCTGGTATAATTGCAGTGTCAATGGTAATTGGTTTATTAAAATGATTTGGAATATGTTCGTCATTGCCTAAATCATTATAATAAAAATTATAAAGTATTGTTTCACCCCCCCAAGTAATGTTCCATGTATCAGTGATAAAATTTATTACAGTAACACCGTCGTCTGTTTCGGTATCAAAATGAGCACCAGGTTCTAGTCCAAATGTTTGTGCATTAATATACGTGTTGCCACGTTTGCCGGCATACGAAAATTTATTACTAAATTGATCCCACATAGTTTCAATTAATGAATTTAATTGGGTATCTGGATTACTTTGATTCCAATAATATGAACCTACAATATCTCTCCAAAAATATTTAAATGGGCTATCTTTAAGAATTTGATAAAATTTCTTATAAGTACTTGCCTCGTAAGTATTTTCTAAAATAAGATAACTCATAATTTTTTTAAACGTTGAATAGGATAATTATTAACTTGGAGTCTATCAATAAAAATTACTAAAGTCAATCTTTCATCAGTTGCATCAAAATTATTTGCACCGTGAAACATTTGCGAGTCAAATGCAATAAGCCTGTTGAATTTATTTTTAATTACTATTGATTCTTTAAACTGCGCATTATGCTCCAACCTAAATTCTTCCATACTTTCTATAAGGTCGGTATTATCGAATGATTCTTTCTTTTTATCGGTATGCATAGCTACTGCAATTTCTGTTTTTTTCTCGTATAGTGTTGTTCCTGATGTAGGATCAGCATCATCATTTAAAAAAATAATAACTGTTATTAGCTCTGCATCAGTATGAATCCACCCGTCTTTGTATAGTTTATTAGTTTTTTGAAAACTACCATTAGCATGCCAAACAATATTAGTATTTGAATGATCGTAATATAAACTTAAAAATTTATTTACAATATAACCTAGCATATCTTTATTAATTACATCTAATAATTCTGATCTTTCACCGGGCCACTGGTTTTGTGTATCCTTGGCATAAGATAAACTTAGTGCATAATTTTTAACCCACAGTGGATCGTCAAAGAAATCGTCTAGTACAGTAATAGTAGGTAAAATATAATGCGAGGTCATACTTCTTTGTCTTGAGTATATTGATCCCAATACGTGTACTTGTCCATCTTTAATAAATCATTTAACTGATGTGTCCATACACCGGGATTAGTAGCGCCCCAAGTTCTGTCATCTAATTTAACTGTTGTATTGTAGTTGAATTGATTAATATAAGGCAATTTAACACTGATCATGCTTACAAATTTTGGGTTTTCATTATAACCTGATTCAAGAACTCCTTCAGCATGAGCAACATCAAAATCTAAGGTAACCCAGTAACCTGCTTCTAAACATCCGTTAATAACAATATCCCAAGGTTTATATTCTGACACGCTAATGCTTTTAGGGTTAAAACTTTGACTAGTGCCAAAATATATATGTTTAATACGTTTTGTTTCGTCAATCATTGCTTGGCTATCGTTTGCAATACGTAGAATATCTTCAAGCGGAGGAGTACCTACTACAAATAATGTAAACATACCATGGCAAATGGTATGCTCAACTTCGTAGCCTGTAAAAAATGTAATGTCTTGTCTTTTATTTGTGTCTAGCATAATGATATTGTATAGGGTTAAATGGTTAAAGTCAATGATTTTTATAAATTTTCTTTTTCAAAAATTCCAAATTAGATGGAAGTGTTTTGGTATAATTGTCAATTATGGTTTTTCTCTTTTTCCATTCTTGGACAATATGTTTTAAAAATTCATAATTGATTTGATTTCGATCTTTTAATTGTTGTATCTTTAGATCAGATAACGGGTTATATCCCATGCCAGATAAAATTCTAATATTAAAACTAAGCTGATTTGAATGTAAATCTAAATCAGTTGATAAATTTTTAAATTCGGTAGAATCTTCTAAGTAGTCGATTTCTTCTGTCACATATTTCCAATAGTCGCTATCTTTTCTTTTGGAAAATGCATAATGTGCCGAAACAAAATCTCTCCAGCTATATAATTCTTGTTTCGATTGATTATTGAATATATCCTTGTCTATAGTATTGATAAAACAATCTTTTACTGACAATAAAGATATTGCTCTCATAATGTTGTTATGAGTTACCATTAAACCTGTAGATCTTAATGGTTCTAAAAAACCAGAAGTTAGTCCTATAGCAAGCACATTCTTATACCATGATTTTTTTCTTACTCCGGGTTTAAAACTAATAAATCTTGGTTCGATATTATCGGCTCGGTCCCCATATGTGATGCGTAATCCTTCTTTGAATTCTTGTAATGCTGTTTCGTCGTCGACAAATTTGCTAGAAAAAACATAACCAGCCCCAATTCTATCCCATACTGGGATATTCCATAACCAGCCATTTTTTAATGTTGTACAATCTGTCCACGAGTTTAATTCTGTTTCTTTATCAACATACGGAATATTAGTAGCTATAGCTCTATCATTTATTAATTTGTTAGAAAAACTTTCAAAAGGAACTTCTAGTGTTTTTTCTATTAAAGTAGCTTCAAACCCAGTGCAGTCAATGTATAAGTCGGACTTTAATGTACCATTATTTTTTGTAATAATACAATCTATTTCTCCTATACCATTTGTACGACATTCTATTACATCGTCTTCTAAATGAATAACTCCGTTTGGTAATGCTACTTTTTCTTTTAATGTTAAACCAAATTTATAAGCATCCATATGATAGGCTTTATCGTATTTGAAATTCCAATTAAGGACATCGTTACGATCGGTTAGTTTATTCTGCACAATCATTTCGTGGGTATCGTCGAAATATTTAGAAAATTCAGTAATATCTATATCGGGATATATCTTTGATACTAAAAAGAAATCTACAGGGCTAAAGTTTTCTACTGAAGATGCTTCTGGTTTTAATACATCGTAATAAGATGATGATTCGCTTAAAAAATTTGTAAATTTAATAGATGTTTTGTAAGTAGCATTAGCCTGAGGCATCCAGTCTTCGTCTTCTATATCAAGCATTTCTAAATAATGATTAATTGTTGCTAGTGACGACTCGCCTACACCCATGATAGAAACATTTTTAGATTCTACTAATGTAATTTTTAACTGAGGAAATATTTTTGAAAACGCAGCTGCTGTCATCCATCCCGATGACCCGCCACCGACTATAGTAACTGAATTAATTTTTGACATAGGTCACCATTTAATATACCCTCTGCTATAACCATTTGGGCGATTAGCTCCGTCTACAAATGCTTGTTCCCATTCATTGGTTCGATCATAACTTTTAGTCCAGAAATTATCGACTTCTAAGTAACCGTTTTCAATAAAATACTTGGCCATTTGCATACAATCAATAAATTTTGGATTACGAGGACTAGGTTTAACAGTAGTAACAGCTTTCCAAAGTTGAGATTGTGCTTCTTGTTTACTAACAGCTTTACCTACACCGTCGATGATTAATGCATTGTTATTTAGGTTAATCTGTGTGCCTAATTCATAATTTCCACTAAGATCCACAACAACATCATAATTTTCAATAGTACTAGATTGTAACCTACTACCCCATAGTTCTTTATTGCTATGTCCTAACACATCTACATGAAATATATAACCATTTAGTCGCATAGCATGATAAGCAACCCATGCAAGGAATCCGCTGCCGATGATCAACATACGTGTATTTTCACTACGACCTTGCCTGTCTAATAATTGTTCTTTAGCTTGATTAATAAGATTAAGCCCACATGCAACTGGTTCTAAGATATATTTAGGTTCAGCTTCTGGAACTATTACAAATTCTTCAATACGTACATTATAATAATCGGCATACGCAGGTTCTCCGCGTGTTGCTACAATATCACCTACATTAGTTTTAGCAACCCCTATTCCTACTTTAGTTACTATACCTAGCCCTTCGTGACCTTGCATGTGTAAGGGCAAAGGACCAAAATCTCCCATCATCATGTCAATATCACTACGACAAACGCCAGTCATTAGAGCTTTAACTTCAATCTCATATTGCCCAGGCTCTGGTTTATCGTATTCAACTTCTTCAAACCAACCTTGACCTGTTGTTTGTAAACATTTTATTTTCATAAATTTTCTATTTGTTCGTGAATCCATGTGTCGATGTCGACTTGTTTAAGCCAAAACTCGTAATCGTCTATTCGATTAACAGCTTCTGCAATCATAGCTTGATATGCGTCTTCTGGACATAAACCTAGTTCAAATGATTCTAACGAACCATCTGGCATAGTAAACATGATAACTCTGCTATCAAAATCATTAGTACGCCAGTTTGCTAATAAATTCCATTTGTCAGTAAATGTCATATAACATTCATCATCCACATCATATGTACCGTTAGGGTTAACAATACCGTAATCTGTTTGAGTTAATTGTTCTAGTTTCCAATTTGTCTTTGTACCGCTACTAATGCGTATGTCTTTACGCCATGCAGGATTTAATGCAATATATAAACTTAACAAATGTGGCATTAAATCTCGACTAACTCCTCCAAACGCATATTTTTTAGTAGTAAACCAAGTACCAGGGTTAGGAACACGATCCTTATTAAGCCATAATAGATCTACACTAGCTGATTTTGTAGCTAATTTTTTTAAATCGTCAATATTACTCCGCCACATATTGTTTTTAACCATCATAAATCGTGTTTGCGGAAACGCTTCAAGCAGTCTTTTCCATGTAGTACTATTTGCAACTCCGGGTTTTTCGATAAAAACAATTTTGCTATAGGGCGCTAGTTTGGCTGCTAATTCAAAATGTGTAAAATTAGGTGTGCAAATATGTACAGTATCGAACATACGGCATGCTACAATAGCAGAGTCAACAGTTTGAAAATCTGCATTTTTGCTAGGGTCTGTATCAACAGTAATAACACTGTGCCCGAGATTATGTAGTACATCTACATATAATTGTCCAATGCCCATGCCAACAACAAGACTAGTTTTCATTGTTAAATTCCTTTCCTTCTTCCCAGTATTTGATCATACGATGTACATCTTCCATACGTTCTTGAACAACTTCTGGAGCTGCATGCTCTAATTGCTTCATAGTATGATACGATGGGAAATGTCGTAAGCACCAACGAGCTTGCTCACGTATTTCTTTTGGTATACGTGGAGTTTTTTGAGGATTAGTTAAATCCTGTAAAAATTCCTCCGTAAGAAGTACAGATCGAAATCTTTCGTCAGGTAATGTCATGTATACTAGCCTCTAATTCATCTAGTTTATCGGAAACTTCGTCAGAAAATTCTTCTTGCTCTTCGGATTGTACACTATCTTCTCCTACTACTACAAATAATTCGGAAAACTTACCACTTGAATTAACGGTTTTCTTTCCTGTGGCACCACGTGTTCCGGGAATAGCTTGCCAAAATTTATCATATTTGTCGATGATAGCAATAGCAGATGCACGATCAGGAGCACTAAAAATGTCATCTACTACATCTCTAAAATAAACTCGATTAAATTTTTCATCAACTAACATAGCTGGGCAAAGACCTGCATCATATTGACGATTAGCTTCTTGTACACTATTCAAATGTAACCAAACATTATGCCCCATCATAATAGCATAGGTAAAACTATCCCATGATGTCTTACCTACTTTGCCTATTTTATTTAGATCATTAGGGCCATATATGCAAATTTCATTAACTTTAACTCCGTCCATTAATGGACTAGTTGTGAAACTGTCAAAATGTTTATCTTGTACTACCACATCTTTGAAGAGACGAGTATCCTTGGAATATTTTTTGTTGTCGAGACTTGGGAGCATACGATAGAGCCATTTGCCCCTGTCTTTAATTTCTGTTTGGACATAGATTTGTCCGTTTGCTGTTGCGAGGAACGGTGAGGCGCAATCAAAAGAGATGGTAAAGTTTTCATTATGGTATTTCCTTACAGCACGTTGTATATCAGTTAATAATAATGCCCACTCTAATTTAGAGGTGCCCAAGAAGTGCATCCAATCCTGATGACCCTTTTCAAGAAGGCCATCAAATTTCAATGCCACTAATCTACGTAGTACTAGGTCGACATCGCACATGTTTTGTCCGCCCATACCCCAACCATTAAACGGTTTATCGTATTTTTTAGGATCGCAAAAATCCTTCATTTGTTGATACCAATCTTCCGCCTGGTCGTGATTTTCACCTTGTAATACATTTAGGAATTTACAAGCACCTGTGCGATGCTTAATAAAATATTCGTTGTTGTATTTGGTAGCTGCAACAGCTTGTGGATAATTAGCAATACCACTATTTTTAGCACCAACTGGACTTCGTCCAACCCATGCTGGTACATCAAGCACCATACCGTAATCCATAAGAGCATCCATCCATGCTAGTACTTGTTCACGCTTTTTCTGTGCAGCATCTAGTTTTGCTTGATAAATTTTAACATGATCAATTTTAGTATACTTAGGATTACCATTTTTATCTGTCTTAGGATGTCCTGTTGGATGTAATTGCGGAACTAACTCAACACCTTTCGCAATGGCTTCGGCCATTCGTTGTGCAACTACAGGTCCGTTAGGATCATTCCATTCACCTTCCCATACACCTTTACCAATTTGGAAACCTCCAGAGTCGCCTAACACCCAACTAGTACTACGATCTCTATTACGGAACATATCTTCGCTTGGATCTGGTTTAGATAAATCTAAATTAGCATGACCAGCCGAATACAAGCAATGATCGTAGTAAAAAGCTGCGTTAGGATCTAAATAGTTCATAGCTTCAATACCCATGTGCCCAAAGCTAGCTGGGATACGAGCAGGATCTACATAATTACCAAAACGTTGTTTACCGATATACGTGCTATAGAATCCAGAAGTAGCCGGCAAAAAATATGCGTAATCGTTTTGTGTTGCTGTTAAATTTTTATTCAATTTTACCCCACTTAATCTTTAACCATATACGTTCGTGACCGTAATGGATTGCAGTCAATATTAAATGAATTAATATTGCATCACTTAATCCGGTCCATATCGCCGTAATCATTAGAGCAATGACCCTGTAAGTAATTGCTCTAACGATAGTTCTTTTATGGAGTTCGACCATTACTTGCTTTGTGCTGGAAGAATATATTCGTACACTGCAATACCGCTATCAACAGTGATATTCAATGCACCTGCATCTGCAATACGCATAGTAATATCGCCAGACAAATTCAAAATACTCTGAACAGCAGTAACTGGCCAAGACCATGTTGATTTTAATTTTCCATCGATTCCTGCCTGGAATACAAAATTACCAGCATGTGTAGTCGCATCTCCAAAACTAAAAATTAAATTATTGTCTTTGGTAGTTACTTGGAATGTTGGTTCTTCACTGTGCGAAGCTGATTGAAATTTAAAACGTTGTACACTAGCCATAGCTGGCTTAAATTCAATATCCCAACTAGTGCCTTTAAACTTAACAGTTTTAAGTTTTTCGTTAATAATATCTTGATTCATAAAACGATAATCGTTTTCAAAATCACCAGCACCATTTTGAAAGTGTAATCCTGTTGGAATTTCTTCACCGTTGCGTTGTTGTTTTACAACATCAATTGTGAAATTTTCTTTGTACTCTGGGCATTTCAACAGAATGTCTAACTTGTTTAAGTTAGGCATACCAAACGTGCCTTCAAGTGAGTCTACAGTTTCTTTAGTTTTAGCGTTAAGAATAACACTACGATCTTCTGCCATTGATTCAATTACCGCTCCTTTTTCATTAGCTGTAATTTTTACAATTGGTAAAAATCCTAAACTGTGTGTATGTGCTACTAGGTCTTGTAAAAAGTCTTTCATAATATTCTCCATGTTTTTATTATATAGGTTCTGCGTGACTATGTCAATGTTTTTCTAATTTTCTTATTATATTTTATTGCCGATTCTACAAGTGTATGTGAAATCTGCAAACTATCTGCATAGTGTACAAATGCATTTGTATCTTTAGGGAAACATGCTCCACCAAAACCACGACTACCGTCTGGACCGGGAACTTGCATATGACTGTTACCTATGCGTTCGTCTAATTGTAATAATTCAACAATCTTGTTATAGTCTGCGCCATTCATTTGGCACATGTCATATAACTGATTGAAGAACGCTACTTTGACACTTAGGAAACAATTGGTAGCATATTTGACCATACTTGCTTCTGTTAGTGTACAATGCTCGATCTTATTTAGGTTTTTAAGCGAGACAATGAATAATTCTCTCCAAATATTTCCGGGATTACTTCCGCCTAAAATCATATACTCCTGATTAGCAAAATCTTCGTTGGCACTAACCGCACGTAAAAATTCTGGGCTATAGGCAATACTATGATTGGGGTAGTTTACAAGTAATCTTTCTAGATAGTTTGGCGGCACTGTTGATTTAAGTAATACCGGTATATGCACAGGAACAGTATCCATTACTTGATATATTTGATTTACATCGCAATCCCCTGTTTCAGTGCTCGGTGTTCCTACACAAATAATTACTCCTTCAGCATCCGGATAATCTTTTACTGTTTGTTCGCTTATCTTTGGATCAACAATATATACTATGTTATTTTTATCTATGGCATTAGCAACAGCCTTGCCTACAAATCCATATCCTGCAATTATAATTTTCATATTAAAACTCAAATAAACTGTTAAATGTATTTTTTTCTTCTGTACTATTGATGTCCCAATTTAATACACCAATTAAGTTATCTAACTTATTATCGATAATAGTTTGTTCCATCTCAGCGTGATCAAATGCTAAGTCTTTGAACCACTGTGGTAACCTCAGTTCATCCACTGGATATGCAACTGATGTAAAACCTAACGGATTAGGTTTGAGTTTACAAACAATAACTTTTGCACCGTCTGTAATACCCATAGAATATTTGTCGTTATACATTCGTTTAAGAGTATTCCAATTGATACTAGCACGAACGTGACCGGGCATATTAGCTTTACCTGCTTTGGCTTCTTTAGCTTGATAGTCGGTGATATTGTTAGCACGTTTAGGTGAACCTTTTTCCCAACCAGGTCTCCCTTTGAATTTAATTCTAAATTCACTAATCATATCTAACACTTCTTTTTCACCTTTGCCTAGTAATACCATTTCAAGAACATCACTTAAAAAGTTTTGAATAAATTCTGGAGTATCACTACGCTTAAGATCTAAGCCCATGGCCTTAATTTTACCAGGTTTACCATCCACATCTGTACGTTTGCCTTCTTTATCATAATAAAGCACTGCATAGCGTTTCTTGGTAATAAACAATGCTTTACTTCCTACAATTTCTCTGCCTGCTCGTATAACTTCTCCTCGAGTTTTTGGACAATGAAATTGATCTAGCATAAATTGTGGGAATGTAGTATTAACTTCTTCACCAATTTGGTCGTATAAAGCAACAACTGTTTCTTTTGTCCATGGAATCTTCCCAGCATCGATGTCTTTTTGAAGTGTTTTATATGCACTAAAATAGCACGAGTCAGTGTCTCCGTAGATGACAGCTTTGCCTTTGTGATCATACTCACCGGCAATGATTTCATTTACTTTACTTGCCATATGTCGGACGATCTGGCGTCCTGTAAGTGTAGTTGATTGTCCAATACGTTTATCGAAGAATCTGCACCCGCTATTAAGAATAGCACCATACAAACTGTTAAGATTAATCTTTTTAACAAGTTGTCGTTTGTCCCAATATTCTTCTTCAACTTTGTTTCCAGCTTTAATTGCATCTTTTAATTTGGCCTGCATTTCCTTACGTTCTGCATACCAACGCTTTAACAGCCCAGGAATAATACCTTCTTTTTCATAAGTGAAAATAGTACCGTTTGCTGAAAGCATCCAAGGCTGATTGCTTTCGTAAATAAGTCTATAAACTTCTGCAGCACTTAAGATATCAGTTTCGCCATTTTCCCAATCGATAGTTATATCAGTTCCAATCTCTTGATTCATTACAGCTTCATATTCTAAACTACCAAAGACACCTTCCCAAGATGCTGCAAAACTCTTGCCTTTCGCCATTTGTAATTCGATAAATTCTTCTGTTTTTGTTTGTCGTAATTGTCCAATAATAGTCTCTGGACCCATATTTAATGCACGAATAGCTGACGGATACAGACTGTTAATATCTAAAGATCCAACCCAGTCTACAATGCCTTCTTTAGGAACTGCCACATACGCACCAGCCGCAGCCGTATTTTCTTCTCGGTCGTCTTTCTTAATACGATTAGGAACTTGAAAACCTCTGCGGTGTGCTTCGTTAATAATAGCTTGTTCAGTGACGGCCACAGCGCCCATTGTAGTTTGCAACAATACTGTATTTTCATGTGCTAGTGTGTTAGCAAGATCCATGAACTTTAATTTTTTATCTAAATCGTCAAGAAGTTTACAGTCATTAATATTATATTCAACAAATGTTTTAAAATCATTATTGTATAGTTGATCAAGTGTACCTTCGTATTGTGTTTTACGTTGACCCAATTCATATTCTGCAATAGCATCTAGTCTATAACTATGTCGTTCTTCGTATGTATACTTGCGATATAATTCGAGATAATCTAAATGTACACGACCGACATAATCGTAAGTTGTACTAGTACGACCGTATTTTTCGTATTCGCGTTTTTTAGGTAATTGATCAAATAAACAAAATCGTCTAGTATCTTCTTTACTCAATGCCTTGATGACACGATTAGTAGTATAAGGCACGTCAAATCCTTCGCTATTCCAACCACTAATAACATCAGCATCTTGTATAAGATCTAAGAACATGCTTAATAAATCTGCTTCGTTATCGAACAAATAAGTATTGGGAAAGTCCTTAACCATTTCCTTAGCTTCTTCCATCTTAAGACCTTTAGGCGGAATAGCTAAACATACCATAGTTTCCAACCATTGTAAGTAGACAGCAATCGCAGTGATTGGCATAAATGCATCGTCTGGACTAGCATAGCCACGCTCCGGATCAAAGTCTACCTCAATATCAAAGAACGCTGTGTGTAATTTAGGAGGATCTTGGTTAAGATAATGTTCGCTTAGTGTTACAAAGATTGGATTAATATCAGACTCATATAAAGTCTTGCCGCTATTAATGGCTTGTTCTTTGCGTAGTTCTTTTGTATTTTTACAAACAATACGTGTAAGTGTATCACCGTAGATTGATTGAAATTTGCCCTTAGGGTCTTTGACGTAAAATGTGTGCTTGACAGGAATGTCTCGAAATTCACGTTCACCTTTTTTGTTACGTTCAACAACTCGAATGATATCATTCTCGCGGTCAAACCATGCGTCTACATACGACATAAATTTTCTTCTCCATGCAATTTGAGGCTTGCAAACACCTTCATGCGGTTTATGGCCCGCCGACCTTTCCTAGTATACTTAGTTAGATACGTTTTGTAATATCTAAAATAGCTTCAATTTCTTCCCAATCTGCATTATAAGCCTGCCAATCGCCTTTATGTGCAATTTTAATTGCACGATTGATAACACTTGGTTTTACTTGTAATTCTTCTGCTACAGCCTTAACTGTTTCTTTTAAACCTTCTTGTAAATCTTCAACTTCACGCAGAACAGTTGAACCTTCTGCAATCAAACGTTCTAATTTTGCCTTTTCTTCGGGACCATAACTACGACCTGACATATTATCTCCTTAACTATATTGCCTATTATATACTAATTATCTTGTAAACACAACCTTTAGAGGTGAAAATGGCAGAAATTAATCTGCCATTTTACTTGATTAACCTCGAGCAATCTTTAACCAACGAGCTAGTTCATCATGGTATGATTCTTTAACACCGTTTGTATTTGGCATAGATGTACCATCTTTTCCAATAGTTGTTCCACTAGGTATCAATTTACTACCAAATAAATCTTTACCATCTGGGCCTGTAACTGGTGATGGAGATGTTTTAAATTTACCAGAATTATCTGTAGTAGTTCCTGCAGGGCTTGATGCTGTTCCAGATTTGTCAGCAGCCTTTTTCTCTCCAGCAACTGAAGTTGCAGCTGCTTCAGCTGCTTTCTTTTTATCAGCATCTGACACTGGACCTGCTGCGGTTCCTGGACCACTAGGAATAGTAGTTGCAGCGTTACCGCCTTTGTTTGGATCTAGATTAGAACTGTTAGAATGATCAACTTTGGCGATAACTTGATCACCGTGCGCTACAGCTTTGGTCCAGGCTGGATCTACATCTTTAGGATCGTGTGCTTTTTCTAATGCACGAATCTTGTCAATGATTGCTTGCTGTTCTGGAGTTACTTTACTAGCCGATGCATCTGGAGTAGTTGTAGGAGTATCTCCTGTTGTTGTACCAGTATCAGCAGATCCTATTCCACTATTATCACCGCCACCACCTGTTGTTGTAGGTTCTGGAGTATCATCTCCGCTTAATGCTGCCGCACCACCGATACCTAGTGCTGTAGCACCTAACCCAGCTTTAATTGGATTCTTAGCAATTGCAGCTCCGGTCTTAAGCCCAGCTTTTTCAGCACTAGATAATGCTTTGCCTCCGGATCCGCCCATCTTAGCTAGTCGTTCTGCAGCTGCTGGACTTGCACCACCCTTAACAGTAGATCCTATAAATTTACCAGCACCTTTAACAGCATCTTTACCCATGTTCCACAATGCACTTCCTAGTCCTTCTACAATTTCAACTTCGCCTTTTTCATAAGCATCGTTAATAACTGATATAGTAGTTAAGTCTGTTACTTGTTCACCGATACCATTATACATATAATAGTATTCGTCTAGATAATATCTTTGTTCTAGTGTTTCTCTAATTGCAGCTTTAGTTTCAATTAATTGTAAACGTTCTTGTAAACTACGAATACCTTCGGCAACTGTTTGCTGGGATTCTTTGATTCCAGCTTTGCCATATGTTGCTGGGCCTGGTAATCCGTCCGGAGTAAGACCTTGCGATTGTTGCCATGCTACTAATTTTTGTTTTGTTTCTGGACCCATCATACCATCTGGTTTTGCACCAATTATTTTTTGTAATTGCATTAGTTTTGCATCACCGCCAGTTGTTCCTGTCGGAGATGCAGCATCTCCAAATTTACCAGCTTTATAATCACGTGCTAGATTAGCAGCATCTAACCCCATTGATACTGCACCACCTACTCCAGGCACTAGACTTAATGCGGCACTAACACCTGCAATTCCTGCGCCAGTCCAATCACCTTCTTGGGCACGTTTGATAGCATCTACAGTACCAACAACTAATCCAACACCTGGAATTAATTTGCTTAACATTTTACCACCAGCTTTTGCACCTGCCTTAGCAGCCACTTGTGCAGCCGCTTCTTCAGCACTCTTTGCAATAGGAACGCCAGCTTTTTGTAAACCAGCGGCAATCTTTGGTGCTTCGGCAGCTGCTGCTGGCGCTGTTTTTGCTATATCTGCAACTCCGGTAGATGCAGCTTTCATCTCAGGTGCTGCATACTTTACATTACTCACATTACCTTGCATTTGTCCGCCACTAAAATTAGGAGCGGCTTTTGGAACTTCTGCTTTCGGAACTTCTGCAGCAGGTAATTCTGGTGCTTTATATGAAGCACGGCCAGCTTCAACATTTGCGCCAGCTGAACCTCTAGCGGTCAACGGCTTATCCAATGGATCAGCAACATTATATTTTGTTCGCATAAATCCAGGAAGATTTGGATTATCTGCGAGTTCATCTAACTGATAGCCAAAACTTTCAACAAGGCTTTGTGCAATACCTGAATTAAATTCTGTACCTTCTCTGTATAGTTGATGATACAAATCAGTTCCTCCACCGGCTAAACCAGTAACAGCAGCACCCGGTAACCCTCCTACTACAGCACCAGGGATTGCGCTAGCACCTGTTGCCAGTGCAAGTTCTTTCCAATTAAGTGATTTATTTTTAGGTTTAGGAGTTGGTCCAGGAGTTGGTCCAGGAGTTGGTCCAGGAGTTGGCATTGGCGCAATATCGCCTTTTATTGTTGCTTCTAGTTGTGCAATTAGTTCTTCTAATTTTTTAGCATCATCATTTGCAACAGGAGTTGGTCCAGGCGCTGGGGCCGGAGCAGGAGTTGGTTTGTCTATATCTACCAATGCTTTAGGATCGACATAGGCATACCCTCCTTTGTCAATAATTTGTAAACCGGCTGCACGAATACGTGCTGCATCCTTTTGACTTTCTCCAGGACCGCCTGATTGCATCCACTTAAATGGATATCCTTTAGGTTGGGGAGTACCGATCTCACCGCCATCGTCTCCGTAAAAAATTTGTCCAGTTTTTGGATTAATAGCTATTCCAAAACGCGGAATTTGATTCATTGGTGTATTTGCTATTTTTTTAACATCGGCAATCGCAGCTGATTTAGCATCATCTGATTTAAATTTATCGTATGCAGCACGTTGCAGATCTGTATCAGAAGGAGGTTTGCTTTCTTCTGCAATGTGATCCAACCTTGTCATTAAATCTCTTAAGTTCATTATTTTTCCCCGACTTGATATATTTATTTTACTGAGCATTTAGGCACTAGTTTACCGTTTTTAGTTTGCATGCCTGTTTGAACTTGTCCTGCACGACACACACTAGTTTTCTTTTTTGGCTTAATTGTTTTAGGTGCTGGTAACACATCTTCACCGATATTTTTATCTATTCCTCGACTAGCAACTCCGCCTTGCTTACGTTTTTTAGCAAGTTCGCTAATACCGTGGCGAATTTGTTCCAAATTTTGTTCTAGCCCCATGAACATACCACCCTTGGCTTTTGCACAAATTTGTTCCCAAGCAAGTAAATCGTTTGACTCTGCTAATTCAGCAAGCTCTTTTAGTTGAGCACGAGTGCGCATGATACGATCTTTAAGTGTTGCTGGATTAGCTTTTTCGTGACTATGAATTAATGGATTATTTGGATCTTCAGAATCCATAGCAATTGGAGCTTCGTCTACTACATAATTACCCATACCAGGACCAACAGTAGGTGCCTTAATTGCACCGTGTGTGCTCATTGGTATATCAAAATTTTCTTTCATTAATACACGTTTAGCAATAACACCAGCGTACTGATTAATCAATTGCTGTTTTCGTGTGCTTTCTTCTACTTGTTCTTGTTCAACTTCGTGAAAAAATTTATTAAGTAAACTTGGTTTACGTTCCGTAACGGGAGCAGATTCTTGCTTTTGATAATGTTGCATTGCCATTTGTACAGGTAATGCAACTTTATGTGGATCTTTACCTTCGTGCAAATTTTGCACAGTGGCATTTTTATCTACAATAGATAAAAACTTAGCCATGTCATTAGCACCAGCTACAGGCTTTGTAGCAACACTATCCATAGCCTGTAGTATGCGCTTCATGTCCATCGGATTATCCCAATAGACGCTTTGTCAATGCACGGATTTGATCAACTTCACGATTTTCAACTAACGCTGGTTTTTCAGCACGATTTAAACGAGCTAGTTGTTCTTGCATACGTGTAAAATCTGTAGATTCTTTTACGGTTTCTTTTGCTTTTTTACCAGAACGTAATGCAGCTAAGTCTGATTTCTCAATCTTGCCATCATGATCAGCATCGATCTTTTCTTGATTGCCTGGCAAATCTTTAACAGCTTTTTTCTCTGCCATATAAGCAGTAGTTTCTTTGATGTTCTTCCACATAGCGGCTGCAGCAATTTTCTTACCTTTCTCACCGCCACCAGCTTTCTTAGCAACATCTTTAAAACTCTTGCCTGGCTTACCGATATCTTTGCCTGCTTTAGCTTTTTTAACTGTAGCAGACTTTTCAGCCTTGCTTAGACCTGCACTTGGTTTAGCTTCGGAAACTTTCTTTGCTCTACCTGTAGGAGTAGTAGTCGTTGCATATTGATGTATTTGATCAATCTTTTTATGATT